GTGGAAAGACTATTACACCTACCCTTATCGAATACGCTGGGGAAATGGGAAGCATTACTAACTTAATGTGGAGAGTAAAGCGCAACGGCACAAAAACAGATACAAGCTATACAATTATTCCATTAGCTAAAGATGAATCACCATTTGATTTCTCTGCTATTGAATTGTATGATCTTGAAAAAACTGCAGTTCGTCACGTACCATATGCTGAGCAAGAAGCTTTTTATATGGGAGACGGAACAAACTCAGATGAGTCTTCTGCTACATCTAGCAGCGTAGACTGGTAAGAAAAAAGTAAAGGCGGAGAGTTAAGTGTCATTCACACATTTGCATGTTCATTCATACTATTCATTGATGGATGGCCTTAACTCCCCTGCCGAACTTGTCAAGGCAGCTAAAGATGCTGGACAAACAGCATTAGCTATTACAGACCACGGAACATTATCTTCACATCGTGAAATGCAGATTGCTTGCAAAGATCAAGGTGTTAAACCGATACTTGGAGTAGAAGCGTACATATCTCCTACAGATAGATTTGATCGCTCCTCTAAAACAGATAAATCAATTCAGGCATACAACCATATTATCCTGCTTGCAAAAAATAAAAAGGGCCTAGAGAATATTAATACCCTTCAAGAACTTGCGTGGAACGAGGGCTTCTATCATAAACCACGTATTGACAGAGAGATTTTATTTCAATATAAGGAAGGCATAATTGTTTTATCTGGATGCCTTAACGGATTAATAACTAAGGCCATTGATAAAAAAGAATTTAGCGAAGCTAAAATGATGCTAAGCACATTTAAAAAAGAATTTGGTAATGATTTTTATGTAGAGGTTCAATCCCACAACCCTGAAGAAATTAATAATAAGCTCCTAGAATTTGCAGATGAGCTTAAAATTAAAGCGGTGGCTACTGGAGACGCACATTTTGCTAAAGAAGAAGATCGTGTCCTAGAAGAAGCAATGCTTATTCTATCAACATCCCCTAAGTCAGATAAAGAAGCAGACTTTGAAATGTCTAGAAATATGAATAATATGCTGGATAGGTTCAATTATATGTATCCTGACAGGAAGATATCATTCCAAAACTATAATTTATTTATTCAGTCTCGTGAGGAATTACAGGCAGACTTTAATAAATCTAATATAGTTAGAACAGATATATATGATAACACTATGGAGATAGCCGATAAAGTCTCAGAATATGACTTCTACCAGGGTCTAGACCTTCTCCCAGTCCCCAAGACCAATGCAGACGATAAACTGTCCCAGATGGCCTTTAAAGGCTTAGAAAGACTAAACCTGTCCGAAGACAAGGTCTATATTGACAGGCTTAACGAAGAGCTATCTGTTATTAAGGATAAATCATTTGCCTCTTACTTCCTAGTTGTTGCGGATATGATTAACTGGGCTAAGACAAATAATATTATGGTTGGCCCTGGCCGTGGTTCTGCTGCGGGATCGTTGGTCTGCTATTCCCTAGGCATTACAGATGTAGACCCAATTGAATATGATCTTCTATTTTTCCGATTTATTAATCCAGAGCGTAATGACTTTCCAGATATTGACACGGACTTTGAAGACCGTCGTCGCAAAGAGGTCAAAGATTATTTAAAGAAAAAGTTTAAACATGTTGCTTCTATTTCAACCTATACTTACTTTAAAGATAAGGGTGTTATCAGAGATGCTGCACGTGTATTTATGGTCCCGTTACAGGATGTAAATAGAGCACTAAAGTCTGTAGACACATTCGAGGATTACATTGATTCACCTAATACAAAAGAATTTAGAACAAAGTACCCAGAAGTTACTTGGCTTGCTGAAAGACTAAGAGGAAAAATTAGAAGCGTTGGCGTCCATGCCGCAGGAGTTGTTGTAGCAAAGGATGATATAAGAAAGTTTGCACCAATTGAGTCTAGAGAAGATGCACAAGATAAAGTATCTGGAAGAATTCCAGTTGTTGCATACGACATGGATACGGTTGCAGATGTTGGTCTTATTAAACTAGATGCACTAGGACTTAAAACCCTATCTGTAATTTCAGATACATTAAAATCAATTAAAGATCGTACTGGCAAAGAAATTAATCTTTCAGAACTTGAACTAAATGATAAAGAAGTTTATAAGGTTTTAAGCGAAGGATATACAAAGGGAGTTTTTCAAGCCGAAGCAACTCCATATACTAATCTATTAATGAAAATGGGTGTTGATAAGTTTGAAGACTTAGCGGCATCTAATGCTTTAGTTAGACCAGGCGCAATGAATACAGTAGGAGCTTCTTATATCAATCGTAAACACGGTAAAGAAGCAGTCGAGTATACTCACTCTATCATGCAACCTTTTACTGAAAATACATATGGTGTTATCATATACCAGGAACAGGTTATGCAGGCCTGCGTACACCTAGGAGGAATGTCTTGGTCAGAGGCTGATAAGGTCCGCAAGATTATTGGAAAGAAGAAAGATGCAAAAGAATTCGACCAGTTCAAGGATCAATTTGTTAACGGGGCTTCAAAACACATTTCTAAGAAAAAGGCCGAGTCTCTTTGGCACAATTTTGAAGCTCATGCTGGTTACTCTTTTAATCGCTCCCATGCTGTTGCTTATTCTATGCTCAGCTATTATACAGCTTGGCTTAAAAAGTATTATCCGCTTGAGTTCATGTTTTCAATACTTAAAAATGAAAATGACAAAGACGCAAGAACCGAATATTTAATTGAAGCAAAAAGACTTGGGCTTAAAGTTTTATTGCCTCACATCAATGAGTCAGAAATGTACTTCTCATTACAAGGAGATGCAATTAGATTTGGACTTGCAGAAGTTAAATTTATATCAGATAGTATTGCAAATAAAATTATGGAGAAGAGGCCTTATGAGAACTATAAAGACTTTATTGAAAAAGCTTCGAAGAAAGGCAGTGGTATTAATAGTAGGGCTGTATCTGCTCTTAATGCTATTGGCGGTGCTGCTTTCGATGACAATCAACGTAGCGGTAAGGAAAAAGAAAGTTATTACGAATTCTTAGGAATACCTACTTTCAATTTAGATTTACCACCTAGAATTAAATCACAAGCCAGACCTATATCAGAGTTCGATGACCTTGGATCATTCGTTATGTTTGGAATGGTTAAGTCTATTAAAAGAGGAACTGGTTGGGCTAGAGTTGAATTAGTAGATGAAACAGGATCAATTGGACTATTTCATAATGAACAAACACAAATAGAAACAAATCAAATGTATTTTATTCTAGTAGGAGATAATAGAATTGCTAGATATATTAAGGTAAGCGACATAGATCCAACTGGATCAGATCTATTTGTAGATTACCTATATAGAAAAGAATATGATATAAATGATGATGAGTATATGGTTCTTAATTTTACACCATATAAAACTAAAGCTGGTAAAACAATGGCTCATATTGTTATGAGTAATAAGAATAAAGAGCTTACCAGAGTAATTGTTTTCTCCACTATGTACCACAAGGCCTTGGCAAAAATGCGTGAGGGAATGAAATGTAATGTCGTTCTATCTAAACTAGATGATGGAACTCTGATGGTTAAGGAAATAAAATGATAGACGATATCGAAGGCTTGGTTACATCAATCAGTATAAACCAAGTTTTGGTTGCAATACTAGAAGAGCACGGAAAACTTACTGTTCCAACTTTAAAATTTTTAGATTCTAGTTCAGTAGAAAAAGAATTAGTAATTGATTATGATGAAACTATTCCATCATTTACATTTAGCTTAAGGGAAAAAAATGGAAACTAGTAAAGTTTTATACGACTATGGATTAGATGCGCTAGCAGCAGTATTGCATGAGACTGCAAAAGAGAAGGGATTTTGGGATGGAGAATATAGCCACGATAAAATTGGAAATAAGCTCGCCCTAGTTCACTCAGAAGTTACTGAGGTTTTAGAGGGAATCAGAAAGAATAAGGGTTCAGAACAAATTGTTGAAGAAATGGCTGATGTAATTATTAGATTACTAGATGTATATGCAGCTATGAGAAATGAAGAAGAAATAATGCATAGTTTAGACGAAGTTTTAGAAAATAAAATTAATATAAATAAAGAGAGACCAAGACTTCACGGGAACTTATTTTAATGGTATACTTTATATATAGAAGAAAGAGTAACTAATGACACTAGTAATGGATGATATATTAGCAAAGCTAGATCCTAAAACAAGAGCAAGAGTTCAATCAGCACAACATATAAAAATTGATAAACAGGAAACCCCAAGCATTGGTTTAAACACAGCGCTTAAGGGTGGACTTCCATACGGAAGACAAGTTCTTGTATGGGGAAATAAGTCTGCTGGTAAATCGTCTTTTTGTTTACAGATGATTGCCTTAGCACAAAAAGAAGGAAAGACATGTGCCTGGATTGATGCTGAAGCATCTTACGATCCAGCATGGGCCCAACAGTTAGGAGTAGATTCAGAAAAATTAATTTACTCTACAGCTAAAACAGTAAACGATATGGTTGATGTTGGAACAAAGCTTATGGACGCTGGAGTTGATTTAATTGTAGTTGATTCTATTTCTGCTTTACTACCAGCAATCTATTTTGAAAAAGATGGAAATGAAATGAAGGATTTGCAAGACACTAAGCAAATCGGCGCTGAAGCAAAGGATATGACCCACGCAGTCAAAATGTTAAACTATGCAAACAAAAACACACTACTTGTTCTCATCTCACAACAACGAAATCAGTTTGGATCTATGCATGCTTCGCACATCCCCACAGGTGGAATGGCAGTCAAGTTCTTTAGCACCACGGTCATCAAACTTTGGTCTTCTGAGGCTGAGGCTAATGCTATTAAAGCTGGCGTTAAAGTTGGCGACAAAATTATCGAACAAAGAGTCGGAAGACCAGTTAATTGGATTATTGATTACAGCAAAGTCTCACCCCCAAATTTATCGGGACAATACGACTTTTACTACCAAGGGGACTCTCTTGGTGTAGACAGAGTAGGAGAAACTTTAGATGTTGCAGAAATGTTCGGAGTCGTGGAAAAAGGTGGCGCTTGGTACACGGTTAATGGTGAAAGATTTCAGGGTAGAGCAAAGGCAGTGCAATACTTACGTGAGAATCCAAAAGTTGTAGAAAAATTAATTGAGGAAATTAATGCCAAATCTTAATGAATTTTTAAATGAAAATAAAGAAGATATCAAGCACTATGAACTTGAGAACCTTCCTGGAGTTAGAGCCTGCTCAAAATGTGATGAAGATGTTAGTGGTGCAAAGTGGGACCCAATAGATTTAGTAATGTCATGGAGATGTTCCAAAGGACACGAAACAATATTTAAGGTTCAGTAATGTCAGAAAGATCCGAAGTAAAAAGAGATGGCGCTAAGGCTCAAAAAAATTCTGGGCGTGGGGATTATCAAAAAGGTGATGCTAAGTGGAAGCAATTTGTAGTAGATTATAAAGAAGCCTCTGCATCTTTTGCGTTAAATAAACCAGTATGGTCTAAGATTTGTACTGATACTTTTAAAGTAAATAGAGATATGTATCCAGCACTAAAAATTATTATTGGTACGGAATCCAAGGTTCGACTTGGAATTATTGAGTGGGCAGTACTAGAAGAACTGATCCAGTTTTGGGAGGACAATCATGATTAAAGAAGTTCTTATGACTACAGTTACAGGAATGGGAGTTGGAGTAGTGTTTGCTATATTTAAGCTTCCAGTTCCCGCACCACCAGTATTTGCAGGACTAATGGGAATATTTGGTTTATGGTTGGGGTATGGATTAGTTGGGAGATATTTATAATGTTACAATTTTTTTGGGGATTGCTAATAGGTTTTTCAATAGGATATCCAATGGGGTTATGGGCAATATGGTATACAAAAAAGGAAGTTAAAAAACATGTCGAACGATAAAGTTGAATCTAAAAATACATTAGAGTTAATTAATTCAATTACAGAATTTAATGACCTTCATGAGTTTATGCAAGACGAACACCTAGACAAGGCACTTGCAGTAGTGGTTAAACTACTAATGAATCCAGATGTTCCTTCAGCAAAGGCTCCGCTTCTAATTATAGAGCTACAAGCAATGTCTACTAAGTTTGCAATGATGGCTTCTGTCTATTCAACTATTATGAAAGATAAGGCTGGATCAGTAAATAACAATAAAAAGAATATTTATTACTCAGCAAAGGAGTCCATAGACAAACTTGTAGATGCACTTAAGTATGTCGTTAGGTACAATTAATAAATGGCTAGAGAGATAGTAAAGAATCTTAAATTTAAAAAGCATACTGGAAAACATTTTGATCCAGAGCTTTTTGCAAGTCTGTTGGATGAGTCATATCGTAATACAAAACGTGCTGACGGGGAGATGACTAAGAAATCATTTAGTCCAAGCTCACTTGGGTACGGACACGGAACATGCCCTAGATACTGGTATATGGCTTTTAGCGGTGCTATGTTTATTGATGACAATGATGCAGTAGCGGTTGCTAATATGGCACAAGGAACTCAAGCCCACGAGAGACTTCAGAAACTAATATCTACTATGCCACAGTTTAAAAATGAAGAAGAAGAAATTGTTAACGAGTATCCTCCAATTAGGGGCTTTATAGATTTAATTATGGAGTACGATAACGAAATTGTAATCGGTGAAATTAAAACGGCAAAGCAGGAAGTTTGGGATGCAAGACAATCTGAGATGAAGCCTACAGCAAACCATTTACTACAACTACTTACTTACATGAAACTCAAGAAAGCTAAAGAGGGATTCTTTCTATATGAGAATAAAAATACTCAAGAGCTTATAGTTATTCCAGTTTCTATGAATGAAAAAAATACTGAAATTATTGAAGAAGCATTTTTATGGATGTGCGAAGTATGGGATAACTTCAAAGATGGGGACCTACCAATGAGGCCATCAGGATCAACAAAATCAAAAATGCCATGCACGTACTGTCCAATTAAAAAAGAATGCTATTCAGGACTTGTCGGTACAGTACAAATAGAATCATATAAGGTTCCTAAGCTATGATTTGTGGCAATAAAGAATGCGCTAAAGATTTTGAAGCCAAAACCCATAATCAAAAATATTGTTCAGATGAATGCTGCAGAATTGCAACTAACAGAAGAATTATGGAAAAGTATTATGAAAAAAAGGCCATTAGAAACGGTGCAGTAAGAAGTTGTAAAAAATGTAAAATTCAATTAAGCAGGTATAATCAAAAAGAAGTATGCTCAATCTGTGAAAAAAATATTGGATCAGCAAATAAAAAATCTTTATGGAGTATTTTAAATGAAATTGGGTGAGCTAATAAAGATTAAGGCCAATAGAGTATTGGGTATAGATGCCTCAACAAACTCTGTAGCTTTTTGCCTAATGGAAAATGATCAACCTCTCAAATGGGGGAAGATAGAGTTTGCAGGCTCAGACATATACGATAAAATATTAGACGCAAAGAATAAGGTTCATGGGATGCTTGATGAGTTAAAGTCTGACTATATAGTTGTAGAGGGAGCTGTTTTTGTTAAGTCTCCAGATGCAGTAATTAAATTATCTTATGTATACGGAGTCGTAATTGCAGAATTGATGTCTACTGGGGCAAAAGTTGTCACCATATCCCCCACTTCTTGGCAGGCATATATAGGAAATAAGAATCCAACAAAGGATGAAAAAGAAGGAATACGAGCAAAGAATCCAGGATATGCTGACTCCTGGTATAAAAATCAATTACGTAATATGAGAAAGCAAAGAACTGTAGAGTATTTTAATAACAAATATAATTTAACCCTGTCTGACTTTGACGTGGCTGACGCATTTGGCATAGCACATTATTCAAATCGGATACTTACTGAGCGATGAAACTATATCAAAGTAAAGACTGGCTTCATAGAAGGTATGTCGTACAAAAGAAAACGGTTACAGAGATAGCCAAAGAGTGTAATGTTTCTGCTATGACTATACAGAGATACCTAGAGCAGTTTGGATTAATTAAAAAAAGATGAATATAGAGCCTAGAAATTTAACATCTGTTACTTTTTCAAAAGTATTAGATACTTTTTATATATACACTGGAGATATAACCGATAGGTATGTTCAGAAAAGCTGCATAGATCAGGGAGTTTGGGATAAAGAATTAACTGATTGGATGATTAAAAATATAAAGTCAGGCTGGGTATGCCTAGATATAGGCGGAAACATATTTTACTTTACAGAAGTAATGGCAAGACTTGTTGGTAGTAGTGGTAAGGTTATAGCCTTTGAGCCAATAAAAAGATTATGTGATTCATATAAATATGCTAGAACTTTAAATGACTATGATAATGTAGGCAGTATAGAAGTAATGCCGTTTGCCTTGTCGAACAAAGAAGATAATTTAATATTAAATATTTGGGAAGAAAATATTGGCGGATCTGGTATAGTTAACGAGCATCAAATAGGTAATCATGGTCAACATGGAAACTACTATACTGAAGAGATACAGGCAAAGAGATTAGACTCTGTTTATACTGGTAAGGTTGATTTTATGAAGATAGACGTAGAGGGCCATGAAAGATTTGTATTTGAAGGATTTTCACAAATGGCAAAGGATTGCCCACTCATTGTTGTTGAATTAGGCAGTGGACAGCCAGATGAATTTTTGGTAGAATTAAATAATAAATATGAAATGACATTCTTAAATGGGGAAGCGGCCTCGTTTGAAAAAATAAAAGAGCATGATGTTGTTAATGTTCTTTTAACAAGGAGATAATATGCTTAAACCAGTATATGAAGATGTAAAAAGCTTTAGTTGTCAGGATTTATATTTACGTTCAGTCGGAGCACCATCTGGAATAAAAATATGGGATGCCTGCCACGAAATTGCACACATGTTAGTTGAAAAAAATATTTCATATGGTAACTCAGCTCTTGAGCCTGCAAGAATATTTTCAACGGCGGATTCAACAGAGCAATTAAAGGTCAGAATTGATGATAAATTAAATAGAGTAAAGAATAACCAAGGCTTTGCTGGAGATAATGATATTGATGATCTAATTGGATACTTAATTCTCCTTAAAATAGCTAACCAAATATCAAAAACTAATTGACTTTTCAGTTGACTAGAACTATAATAGAGTAATATGGAAATAGAATTAGCTGATCATTTTGATCGCATGAATAAGGTAGTCTCAGAACTACTTAAGGGAAACAACCCAACCCAAATATCGACAATTACTGGACTACAACGTAAAGAAGTAGTTGAATTGATTGATGAGTGGAAGCACGTAGTTCATAACGACAACACGGCAAGGGAACGTGCTAAGGAAGCAATCACTGGCGCAGACCAACATTATGCAATGCTTATCAAAGAAGCTTGGAAAACAGTAGAGGATGCCGATCAGGCGGGACAACTAAATGTTAAGGCTACAGCATTAAAGCTAATCGCAGACATTGAAGGAAAAAGAATTGGAATGCTTCAGGAAGTTGGACTATTAGACAATGCAGAAATTGCATCACAGGTAGCAGAGTCTGAAAGAAAACAAGAAGTCTTAGTAAAAATTTTAAAAGAAGTAACAGCGCAATGTCCAAAATGTAAGATGGAAGTTGCAAAGAGATTATCTCAGATCACTGGAGTCGTTGAGTCTATTGTAATTGAGGACGCTAGTGGATCTTAATTTTAATGATTTAATTGACATTCTAGATGGCGAAGAGTTTGATGAAAGGCCAGTAGACCTCATAACTTTTGTTACAAGTCCAGACTATTTGGGCCTACCACCGCTATCGGAATTACAATATGAATTAATTGAAAAAAGTTCTCAGATATATAAGGAAGCAACATTAAAAAAATTATTCGGAGAAGATGAAGGATCTCTTAGGTTTAAACAAACTTGTAATGAAGTAATTGCACAACTGGGTAAAGGATCTGGAAAAGATTACTGCTCAACAATATCTGTTTCGTATATAGTATACCTTTTGCTATGCCTAAAGGATCCAGCAACATACTATGGTAAGCCTCCTGGAGACAGCATAGATATCTTGAACGTTGCTATAAATGCTCAACAGGCTAGCAATGTTTTCTTTAAAGGATTTAAAACAAGAATCGATAGATCACCTTGGTTTGTTGGGAAGTATGAAGCCAAAGCGTCGGAAGTTAAGTTTGATAAAAACATAACAGTTCACTCAGGTCACTCAGAAAGAGAGTCTTGGGAAGGATATAACGTTATTGTTGTAGTGCTAGATGAAATATCTGGATTTGCAATCGAGAATACAACAGGACATGATCAGGCTAAAACTGGAGAGGCAATTTATGACATGTATCGTGCATCAGTAGCTTCTCGTTTCCCAGACTTTGGCAAAGTAATTCTTTTGTCATTTCCTAGATTTAAAAATGATTACATTCAAACTCATTACGAATCAGTAATTGCAGAAAAAGAAACGGTTATTAGAAGTATATTAATGAAGATGGATGAAGACCTTCCAGATCATACTGAAGGTAATGAGATTACAGTAGAGTGGGAAGAAGATCATATTAAGTCTTACCTATACCCAAAAACATATGCTATAAAAAGACCAACATGGGATATCAATCCTACTAAAAAGATAGAAGACTTTAAGGTAGACTTTTATAGAAACTCTCTAGACGCCCTTGGAAGATTTGCATGCATGCCCCCAGAAGCCGTTGATGCATTTTTTAAGTCTAGAGAAAAAATAGAAAAAGCTTTTTATAAAATGAATATTGCCGTAGATCAATTCGGAAGACTAGAAGAATGGTTTCAGCCAGAAAAAGATAAAGAATATTTTATTCACGTAGACCTTGCACAAAAGCATGACCACTGTGCAGTTGCAATGGCACATGTTAATAATTGGGTTAACGTAAAGGTTACAAATGATTACTCTCAACCAGCACCAATAGTTGAAGTCGACGCAGTTAGATTTTGGACTCCGACTGCAGACAAGTCGGTAGACTTTACAGAAGTTAAAGATTATATATTGTCATTAAAAACTCGTGGATTTAATATTAGAGTTTGTACATTTGATAGATGGAACTCACACGATATGATGCAGCAACTAAAACAATATGGAATCAATACAGAGCTGCTGTCTGTTGCTAAAAAACATTATGACGATATGGCAATGATAGTTGCAGAGGAAAGAGTTTCTGGACCAGCAATTAAATTGTTAATCGATGAATTATTACAGCTAAGGATTATGAGAGATAAAGTTGATCACCCAAGAAAGGGATCGAAAGACCTTGCAGACGCTGTGTGCGGGGCAATATTTAACTCTATCAGTAGAACTAAACAGGAAAATGATAGAGAGATTAAAATTCATACATACGAATCAATGAGTTATGACAATGACTCTAATGGAAATGATGAAGAGACTGTATTGAATATGATCAGGGCACCAAAGATGCCTTCGGACTTGAAAGACGCAATGGAAAGAATGATGATAATATGAGCGAATACCAAGATAGGGCAAAAGAATGCAAATGCTGTGGCAAGCATGTTCCACTACCAACAGTTTTAAAAGAATATAATGGAACAATAATGTGTCCAACCACATTTGCAAATGTATTAGAGTATAAAAGAATATGGAAAAGTTTGGGTGTCAGGCCTCAAGGTAATGTGCGTAAACATTTTTCAGAATATGTTCAGCAAATTGTAGAGCAAACTATAGATAAAAATGAAGATGGCAGTCTTCAATAATACTGCTGCATAATATAATTACTGGAAGAGGTCCACATGGACGAGGACGACGAAAAACTACAACATTACTTAGAGATAGGTGCAATAGAGCTGGAAGGCGTAGATGAAAATGGAGAAGTTATTTATTCCATTTCAGAAAAAGCAAAAGAAATAGCTCCAGAGCTATGGGAATCTCACAAGGAATGGGTGGATAAGGCTCTACTTGATTTATATGAATCTGGACTTATATCTGTAGACTACAATGAAAATTTAGAAGCAACAATAAATCTTAGCCCAGAGGGATATGACAGGGCCAGGTATCTAGGCCTTATTGAATTAGACATAGATAAAGATATCCCAAACAATTAAAATATATTTTTAATATTTTTTGACATATGATATAATTATATTAGGATGCCCATAAGGGGTCCTATAAATTAACTTATTCGCTTGAAAGGGGAATAAAATGGTACAAACATATACATGGGATCTTTTTAAAGATCCATTTTTTATCGGCTTTAATCGTGAACTAGATAGACTTACAAGAGTTCACAGCCACGCATCAACCTCAACATACCCACCATATAATGTAATTAAAACAGACGACGAAGATACATTTTTAATCGAAGTTGCTGTGGCGGGCTTTGCCAAGGAAGACCTTGGAATCACCATAAAGGATCAGACTCTTACCGTAAAGGGTGAGATTAAAGATATTTCTGATGAAACAAAGTTCGTGCATAAGGGTATTGCAGCTCGTAAATTCACAAGAGAATTTGCTCTTGGAGAATATATTGAGGTTACTGGTGCTGAGGTATTAAACGGCATGCTTACAATTAAATTAGAGCGTGTTGTTCCTGAAGAGGAAAAGCCAAAGATCATCAAAATAAAATAAATAGTATAATATAAATCTGCACCCCGTCACTGGGGAGTCGCAGACTTTATGCGGGCCGCTACCCGCAGGATGGACCTGAGCACGTCCAGAAACTGCTCATTAATACTAAGGAGAATCGTGTTTGAATACTATGTAAAAAAGGTAAGCAAGGTTGTGGACGGAGATACAATCGATGTTGACATAGATCTTGGATTTGATATCTCTTTTAGTTCAAGAGTAAGATTAGCTGGAATTGATACTCCAGAAAGCCGTACGACTGACAAGATGGAAAAAGCATTGGGACTTGAATCTAAAGCATATTTAAAAAATGCAATTGATTCAGCAAAGACTGTAGTTATTAAAACAGAAAAAATGGATAGTTCAGAAAAGTATGGAAGAATTTTAGGATGGGTATTTTTAGATGGAGCTAGCATTTCAATAAATCAAAAAATGATTGATGATGGGCATGCATGGGGCTACATGGGAGAAACTAAGGTTAAAGATTTTACAGCCTTAGCAGAGAAGAGAAAAAAGAGCGGTAAGTAATGCCTATATATGAATACAAATGTAGTTGTTCTCCAGATGACATAGTACAATTTGAAAGAAGTATTTCAGAAATTGAACCAGAGTATGGTTGCGTTAGTTGTGGGTCATCAATGATAAGACACTACGGAACATTCGGGATACAGTTTAATGGCTCTGGATTCTATAAAACAGACAATCCTAAGTAGTCAACTAACTTAAATTAATTAAACTCTCATGCTATAATTACTAGATTACATAAATAATTTATGTAAACTAGGAGAGTCTTAATTGACTAGAAAAGCTAAACTTTTATTATTCAGCCTAATTGTATTGGGCTGGCTATCATTTTCTGTACCAAATTATGCACATGCAACAGGAGATTCTGGGCAGGAGCAAGTAGTAGTAAGCCCTGCACAACAAGCAGTTAACACAGCACTTGAGGTAGCGACTACAGAAGTTCAGCAGGCAATAGACTCAACTACAACAGCAGCAACAGAAATAGTTCAGGCACAAACCGAATATTCACAAGCCCAGTCTGTAACTACAGAGATAGCATCAAAAATATCTTTAGCTAATGCGGAAATAAATAATGTGCAGTCTGCTATTAATACTGTTAGCAGTGTTGACCTATCTGCTACACCAATAGATCAAAGTTCTCAGGTAGTTCAAGATGCAAAAGCTACAGTAACTACTGCAACTACCGCTATAAATAATATAGCAACACAAATAACTCAGGCTCAGACAGCAATATCTGAAGCCGTTGCAGCAAAAACAGAAGCAGTTACAGCACAAGCAACTGCACAGACAGAATTAACACA